AATCCACCAATTGCGAGTCCAGCTAAGGTTGCCCAACCAACAGGAGTAGTGACTAATGGCATTATAAGTTTTGAACCAAGTTTCATAATCCATTTACCAGCACTACCAAACTTTTTAACAATACTACCAAAGATACCTTTAGTTGATTGTGCCATACTTCCTATTTTAGCACCAGCTGATTTTCCTACTTCCATAGTTTTGCTACCAACTGCTTTTACTCCACTTACTACACTGCTAGCACCCTTTTTAGCAACATCACCAACTGAGCTAGCAACTCTTTTAGCTACAAGTTTAGTTTTACCTGCAGCTCTGCCGAGTTTTTGACTTAGAAGTTGTCCTTTACTTTCTAACCTGGCCCGAGTCATTGCTTTTTGAGCATCAGTCATATGCCCAGCCATTCCAACTCCTCGTTTTTGTAAGAATGTTTTTCCCGCGTCTTTTAATTTAGAGCCTGCCCATGCAAGACCCTCACCTGTCTTTTTTAAAGCTAATGTGCCAAGTGCTTTTAGAAAAGCACCACCAGTAAAGTAAAGAGTTAAACCAGCTATGGCTGCGAGAAGTGGATGATCGGCTGACCATTCTAAAGCTGGTTTAATAAAATCTTCCCATATTGTTACAAGAGTTGACATTTTTGTGTTTAAAAGTAAGACGAATGCTAAAAGTTTTCCCCAATGTTTAACTAACCAATTATCTTTATGTTTTTTCTTCATATTTTCCCACATACCTTTGAGAAAACTAGTTTGTTTTTTTGCGTTTTTTGCACCCTTTTTCTTATCTGCATCATCTTCTGATTCATCTTCAGCACTTGGTTTTTTACCAAGACCTCCCTCAGCAATCTTTGACAAAAAATGTACAGACAACTTCATTCCTGTGATCATTTCCTCCATGAATCCGGCGAAGCCTGTTTTCTTTTCTGTTACTTCTTCAACATTTTCTCCTTTACGAATTTGTATAGCAGCTGTATCAAGTTCTTTTTGTTTCGGTGCGAATTTTTTGGATTGTGCGTCATGCCACTTCATGGTTTTTTCATTATAATAAACTGTTTGTTCTTTTATTGAGTCGAGAGATGATTCAAGGGGACTTTTACTATGACGAGCTATTGAAGAAGTTTCAAGAATACTTTTCACTTTAGCCAAAGATGCACTTATATCTTTTAATATACCTGTGAGAGAACCACCTTCTTTTCCTTTTGAGTTCGAGGGTCTTGTTCCCCATAACATTCCTTCTACCATTAGTTATCCACTCCTTTGTTGTGCATTTTGTTGTTTAATTCTTTCATTTTCTTCTGCTATATGTTTGACTAATAAATTAAGGTAAACCTCCCTTTCCCACGGCAACATATTTTCTAACTCACTTATTGACCACTTATGATGTTGCATCATATTAAAGTTACAAGTTAAAAAATTTGCTAATGATTCGTGGCAAAGGGCTATCCGAAAAAAGACTGCAAACCCTCCAATGTTTGTTTTTCTTTATGACCACATTCTTTCTTTTTTACTTTATTTTTACAATGTAAACTAATTTCATGTTGAAGCTTTGGTTGTGTATCAAAAAATTGTGAGATTTCTTGAAATTGACCATCAGTTAAAGATTCTAAAAATGTTTTCATTTCGGCTTCTGTATGATCTGTACACTTATAAGTAGTATCTTTGTCATAAATATAATCAATACACGTTGTCATGGTATCGAATAAAAGTTCAATATTTTCTTTGCCTTCTGGTATTTTTTCTTGTAATGCTATTGTTGGATATTTCATTACAATACCTAATTCATCAGTTATTTTAATTGTAGAGTTGTGTTTCTCGTTTTTTATTACTTTAATATTATCAACATTAATTGATACTGGTATGGTTCCTTCACATTTTGGACATTTATAGCTTAAGTCTATCATTTCTCCCTTTGCTTTAGCCCGTAAGTTTAAAAATATATATTCAATATCAAATAGAGGCATTGTATCTACATTTATATCTTCACCAATGATACAATTTTTAATAATTTCTTTGGTTGCATTTACAATTTGTTTTGTATCTTCACTTTCCATTGCTATTAGAAGAATTTTTTCTTCTTTTACTAGGAATGGTCTGTATTTGATTGTTTTTCCTGAAGATGGTAATATTAATTCATATTGTGGTACTGTAATTGTCGGTAATCCCATTTCATTATACTCCTATATAAAATGATGTTAATAATTTATTTTGTTGGTTAGACAGGTTTTTGATTATGTAAACTTCCTCCAGCTCCTCCTACTTGTGATTTGTCTTTTTGTAATAGATCACTTCTAAATTTTGTTCTAAGTTCTTTTGCAAGTGCGTCGAAAAAATTATTACCAACGGATATTGTGTTTATCATTTTATTCATTATTTCCGGTATGATATTTTCTGGAAATTCAAAAGTATTTTTGTCAACTTCAAAACCAGAGTTACTATCAAAAAAGGTTGATGTAAATTTACGATATGTTACTGTAACATTTATAGACATTATACTATCGTTTGCACTATAATCTACTGAAATTGGGTCAACTTGTTTTGGATAAGCATCTTCTAATATCCATTGTGCTACTTTATTTTTCTGCCTATTTAGTTGTATAATTTTAATTGTATTTACATAATCATCATAATAACCAGTTCTTCGATTTGTTGGTGAAACTGCAGCTTTACACCAATCTTCCCAAAATTTATACATATGCATATTAGCATCACAATAAAAAGAAAGAATAATATCAGAGTAAATTTGTTGATATGCGATAGATCGTAGACCAATATCTTTATCTGTTGTTGCTATATTTATTCCGGGAATTTGTGCTTGATGACATCTTATTCCTATTTTTAAAGGAGTAGAAGTACGACCAATTTCAACAAAAAATAAATTTTGCCTAGCTAAATCTTGTTGTATTACTGTTGCCATGAAATCACTAATTGATCCATAACTTTCTTTTTTTGGTTTATCATTAGCGATACTAGCAGGCTTAGGTGAATTATTGGATTCGCCGGGATGCTCATATCGACCACTAACTTCTTGTAGCCATGGAAATTGTGCGTCTCTAAATGCCATTTTACTCTCCGTTATAAATACTTATGACTCTATATATTTATACATCTAATATGAATTTTCAGAAGCACGTTGGCAAATATAAAGTACACAATAAAGCAAAATATGTTGCAAATTTGCAAGAAGTTGTGTATAGATCATCATGGGAGCTCAAATACATGAAGTATTTGGATAGACACCCATCAGTTCTTGAATGGGCTTCTGAAAATGTTATTATTCCATATTATAATCAAGTTGAAAAGAGAACTAGAAGATATTTTGTTGATTTTTATGTTAAAATAAAAAATCCTGAGGGTGAAATTAAGAAGTATTTGATTGAAGTTAAACCGGCTAGTCAATGCCGGCCACCAAAGAAACGAAAAAGAATATCTATCAAGTATAAGAATGACTTGAAACGATTTGTGGTGAATCAGAGTAAATTCAAGGCTGCTCGAAAATGGGCCGAAAAACGAGGTATGCAGTTTGTTATTTTAACAGAAAAAGAGTTGGATATTCCATCAAGACCTTATAAATATAAGAAGAATAATGGCAACACTACTTAAAAGCTTACGAAAGATTCCTCTATATCCCGGCGACAAAGCGGGAACACAGGCTAGTGATGTTTTAGCTGCTCTGGCTGTTGCACAGAGATTCCCGGGAATGAGAGCGTTTTTTTTAATGACCTTTAAGATTATAAAAAAGGTTCCGTTGAAAAAATTGAGTGTATCCTTATCATCATCTAAGGAATTGCTTGACATAGTTACAAAGTTTACTTCAGCTGAAGCTAAAATGTATTCTTCAACTTTGGAAAAAATTGGTTTTCCTCCGTTAGAATATGGGTCAGGTCGTAAAGTTACTGGTTTTGCTGGTGATGTGGTACGAACTAAAGGCAAACAACGAAAAGTAGTAAGTACAGCAAAAGAACAAAAAATAAAAAAAGTGCTTGAAGATCATATTGACTATTTGAGTGAAGAATCATTTTTTCAGAAAGCGCATAAAGAAGCTAACCGAAAATCACTTTTGACGAGAAATAAAGTTACGAGAGAGTTTTACCATAAATATGCAGCTGAACATGGTGTAAACTATCGTTCACGGCAAATGATAAAAACCGGTGGAAGAAGAGCAAATAATCTTATTATTGGTCGTATGTATTTTTTTCGTTATCAACCAGCTGTAGCAGAAGAAGAATATGATAATTGGCCACTAGTGTTTTCTTTATATGAAGATGCTGATAATATTTCTGGTGTTAATCTGCACCATATGGATTATAAAAATCGAATTATTCAACTTGGTAGAATGTTAGACTTTATGAATAATCAAAAATTTGACAAAACAAGTCGTTTGTATGCAGCTAAATTTAGAAAAACTCTTTGGAATCATAGATTGTTTCGTCATTCAAAGGCATCATATAGACAATATCGAATAGATCAAATGCAATCAAAAATTATTGAAGTACATCCAATGGATTGGGACTTGGCTATTACAGTTCCAACAGAAAGATTTTTAGGTGTACGAGGCAATATTATTGATTCAAAAAGAATGTGGAAGAAAACAGTTAAAAGGGCAAAGGAGTTATAAATGAGTTCAAACGAAGAAATGAATAAAACTGTCAAAAAATTTAAGTACCCTAAGTTTAAATCATTAGCTTATCCACTTGATTTAGAGGACCGAAATGGTGAGTTCGCTTTTGAGGATTGTATTCGTTTTAGTGTTCATAATCGTAATAGTGTTCCTATTGAAGTTTTTAAAAAAGGATTCGAGAAAGGTAAAGCGTTATTTAAAGGAAAAGTAAGAGATGCTTATAAGAATTACGGGTTAAGTGAGGCAGAAATAAATGAAATAATAGGCAAGGATGATAAACTTCCTTCTAAAGAACAGGAACAAGAAATTGCAGCAAAGTTAAATAGTAAATTGAAAGAAAAGGGTAAACCTATACCTGATCCTACATTACTTCAATCACTTATAGCTTCTTTTTCAGCAGGTTTAACCACAATTAGGCAAGAACGAAAGGCAGCTCAAGCTCAACATCAAACGAGTAGTGAACTTGGTGCAATTTATTTAAATATGCCAAATGCAATTCAATTTAATGAACAAGCAGATTGGAGTGGACAAGAACTTGGACTAATGGGAAAAGGAGTAAAAAATGCGTTGACCGGTGGTGGAGGACAAGGAGAACTTTTTGCAGGCGGGGCCGTAGGTAATGTTGGTAATATTGTTGGTTCAGCTATTGGTGGTATTCCTGCACTTATGAGTAAAATGGGTGTGAGTGGTGGTATGTTTGGTGCAGCGTTAGGAGCCATGGCGGCCGGCTCACCGATTCAAAAAGGAGTAGAGACTTCATTAGGAATTGTACAAAATCCATATTTAGAAATGATGTTTAGTGGTATTGGTTTTCGTGAATTTCAATTTGATTTTACATTTAGACCAAGAAATGAAAAAGAACAAGATCAAGTCCATACCATTATTAAAATGTTTCGATTAAATTCACGACCAACTTTTACTAAAGAGGTAAATCTTGGTAAGTCTTTCATGGATTATCCAAAAGAATTTAAAATTGAGTTTTTAACAAAATGTCCGGGACCGGAAGTTCATCAAGTACCAGGAATTTGGCAAGTAAATAAATCTGTACCACAATTAAAAACTTGTGTTTGCAGTAGTGTGTCTACTAATTATGCACCAGATAATATGTGGTTAGCACATCAGGGTGGTAAACCTAACGCTATGCAATTATCATTGGCATTTAAAGAGACAGAGTTGGTTATGGCAGAAGATGTACAAGGTACCGATAATACTTATGGAGGTCATTAATGGCATATTTTAAATATTTTCCAAAAACAGGTTATGATGTTCGAGGAATCACAGATGACCAACGATATGATTATGTTACTAACATTCTTGCAAGAGTATTAGTTAAATTTCATGGATGGGCAAATATTGATAGTGTCGAAAATGAAACTTTAATTGGTGCTGCACAATTTCAGAAACATATTATACAAGATGGAGAAAAACCTGAAATACTTGCAGATCAATACTATGGTGATTCTGAGTTACATTGGTTAGTTTTATATTGTAATGGTTCAAAATTATTAAATCCATATTATGATTGGCCATTAAATGTTTATGATTTAAAAAAGTTTTGTCAAAAAAAATATGCTGACATTAATGCAACACATCATTATGTAGATGGTAATGGATATGAAGTTGATTCAGATGCATCTGGTGCTACTGTTGTTACAAATTTTGGACACGAAGAAACATTAAATGATGCCAAACGAATTATAAGAGTTTTACATCCCCAATATACTTCAATGGTTGTTGATGAATTTAAGGCTTTACTCAAATAGAGGTTTATTATGGGCAAACAAGTATATGCTTCTGAGATTAACTTAGAAAAACTAGATATTTTGACGGGTGGTAATGGAGTAAGATATAATTTAATACCACATTTAGTAGAGTTGAATATTTATGAAAATATATTCCTTCCGAATTTATCTGCTAATATTACATTAACAGATGCAAGCAACCTTCCAGCTACACTTCCAATAGTAGGTGAAGAAAAAATTGAAGTGATATATAGTTTAGCAGCTACGGATGGTGAAAGAGAAAAAGTATCACCTGCTATGTTGCATACACACGATTTAAAAGGTCGTTTTTTAAAATCACCACAAAGTGAACAATTTACACTTGATTTGGTATCTGAACAATATATTAATAATTCTCATACTCGTATAAGTAAATCATATAGTGATGGTACATGGACAGCAAGTGATATTGTGCAAGATATATGGAGTAATTATATGGATGATGATCATGGTGATTTAGATGTTGAAGAAAGTGAGGGTATTGTAAATTGTGTTATTCCAAATTGGACACCTTACCAAGTATTTAACTGGTTGTGTGATAGAACTTATTCAGAGAGTGATTTTGAAGGCAGAGCTCGTAATTATTTGTATTATGAAACAATGGATGAATCACATTTTAAATCTTTACATATGATGGCACAAGATAATGAACATGATATAGTCTTTACTTTGAATCCAAGAGTTGTTGATCCGACAAAAGTAATGGGTTTATCTGGAAGTCATAAAATTATTAAAGTTGAGTCTATTAAATACGGTAGTCAGTTTCAGAAAATAAAAAATATTAATGAGGGTATGTATGCTTCTAAACTTATCACACACGATATAGTCAAAAAGAAAATATTACAACATGATTATAATATGGTAGCAGATTATGCAATTCTTAAAGCAGATGAAAAAGTTAGTGGTAATCCAGTTATATCGTTTGCAGATACTCATCCATTGAAACATGGATATACATATAGAACACAATTTGCACCAACAGAAGGTGAGCCTGTAACAGAAGGTCGTCATTTGTTTGATTTTACAGATAGTAAAGTTGATTATTATCCAAAACATAATCAAATGTTTGCTACTAATACAGGAACACTACATGATAATGAAGTAGAAAATTGGTTACAACGAAGATCATCACAGATGGTACAATATGATGGAATCCGAATGATGGTTAGATGTTCTGGTGTATCATTTATTCGTATTGGTATGGTAGTTACACTTCTTGTTCCTTCACCATCATCAAGAAAAGCTGGTCAAAGTGAAGAAGCATTTGATAGGTATTTAAGTGGTAAATATATAATTACAGCAATTCGACATATACTTGCTTATGATAAAGGTGAAACTACATATGCTATGTTAGTAGAATTGAGAAAAGATGGTATAGCAAATGCTTTGTAAGGAGATATAATGTACGGAACTTTTACATGGTGGGCAGGTGTAGTTGAAGATCGTGATGATCCATTAAAGTTGGGTCGTTGTCGTGTTCGTATTCTTGGTTATCATACAAATAATAAAGAAAAGAATGTAGGCATTCCAACAGAAGAATTGCCGTGGGCTACACCATCACAACCAATTAATAGTGCAGCTATGAATGGAATTGGTACATCACCAACAGGGCCAATTGAGGGTACTTGGGTTTTTGGTTTTTTTCGTGATGGTAAACATTGTCAGGATCCAGTTATGATGGGAACTTTTGGTGGAATACCAGAAGATAAACCAGATACGACACTTGGATTCAATGATCCTAGTGGTATATATCCACAACAAGAAACCAAGACTACTGCTCCTTGGGGTGCAGCTCTTAACGAACCAGATACAAATAGACTAGCTGTAAACGATAATGCAAAACAACATCCAGTATTGCAAGTAAAGAGAGATGCTCGAGCTGCTAATGGTATGAATATACCAATGGCTAATGTAATGACTCAATGGGATGAACCAGAAGTACCATATGGTGCAGAATATCCAAAAAATCATGTACGACAATCTGAGTCTGGACATATTGAGGAGTGGGATGATACAACAGATTATGAGAGAGTACATACATATCATAGGTCTGGTACATTTGAAGAAATCCATCCAGATGGTACGACTGTTCATAAAATCGTTGGTGATAATTACACTATCAAGGCTAAAGATGATAATGTGCATATAGTGGGAAACTGCAATATCACGATTGATGCAAATGTTAGTTGGTATGTCAAGGGTGATGTAGAACAACAGATAGATGGTAATTGGAATATCGTTTGTAAGGGAACAAAGACGGAGAATGTTAAGAAAGCTGTTACAGAGATATATGAGGATGCACAAACTACCAATGTGTCATCTAATAGAAAATTAACTGCCGGTCCTTTGATAGATATGGATGCAGGTACTATTACATTGAACTAATATTATGCCTATTACATTTACAACAGGATTAAAACCAACATTTCCAGTAGATAGTTTCGGCTCGGAAAAAGAACACGTTAAACAATTAGCTACTGCATTAACGGGTGGTACTGCATTTGTTAATCCACTTGCAAGTGTATTGACTACAATGGTGGCTCGTGTAGATGCTGTTAAATCATTATTAACAACAGATAAAGCAGTCGCAGTAACAGAAGCTGCAACAATGAATGGTTATGTGACTGGAACATTACCATCAGGATTTTCTAGTGCTGGATATACTGATTCAGATATGACAAATATTGCCAACGCAGCTACTGCATTTTCATCTGCTGAAAATGCACTTCAGAACCAGTTAACTACATTCAAGAACTATTTTACAGTTGCCGATCTCGATAATTTTAAACTGCATAATGAGTTGTTGTGTGGTATAGATCCTGCTCCTCCAGCTGGTGTAATCAAACCCAATCTAAATGGATTGATGGGACTGGCTATGGCAATAACAGATATAGAGAATCGTTTTGGTATCGTGTTCACTAACTATCTCACAGGATTATTTGGTACATTATTCACAGCAGATACTACGGTTGCAACTGCACAAACTCATCTGAATACGAATCCATTACCAACAACATATGATAGTTTGAACATATTGACTGCTGTTAATGGGAGTATGTCGGGTACTACACCAACAGCATTGATTGCTTCTATTAATGCAGCTAGTAGTCCAATGGGTACATATGGATTAACATTAATCAATACTCATCTTGCAGCTTTTACTGCACACATTACAACGGATATGGCTTATTATAATGCAACTGTTGATAAATTAGAACAGTATATTCAGGCTTATCAGGTTTCGGGACATATACAGGATCCTTATTACAAATTCATGTATGATTCAGTATTTGGTAGTGCTACTGTTATAGAGATTGCAACAAAATTAACCAACGGAGATATTACATAATGCCACCAGCTGCAAGAATCGGAGATGCAGATGTAGTACATTGTTCCACACCATCTCGAGCCCAGGGATCTTCTAATGTATTGGTCAATGGTATTCCTTGGTCAAGACAAGGAGATATTAACACAGTACATCTCAAACCATGTGGTTGTCCGCCGTGTTGTTGTCCACATACTGCACCAATCGCATCTGGCTCCAGTACGGTGATCGTTAACGGTCGTGGTGCTGGTAGAATTGGTGATAGTATCGCAGGCTGTACATCAATCGCCCAAGGTTCTCCAAATGTATTCGCAGGATAACACGCTGATGTCTTACTATTATACATATTACTATAACAGGCATATAGGAGAGTATTATGCACGAATTTTCAGAAGTAAATCAACTGAGGACACAATGCACAATATTAGAGAGTCAGATAAGTGTCTTACAGACAAAGAACGGAGAGTTACAGAAACGCATAGAACAACTGGAAGAAGCAGCAAAACCACTATTTAAAGAGATCCCTGGCTTCGGTAAGTTTCCAGATAACCAAATAGGGCAAGTCATATTGAACCCCGATGATGGTGATTTTCAACTCTGATGGGTTGGAAAATATCACGATATATTATTGAAATACCCTGGCTTCATAACACGATAGGATTCTTATTTCTCATAGTCGCCCTATCGTATATCGTAGGAAGTCTATATCTTTTTTATAAATTAACAAGAAGGATTGAAGAATGAACGACTATACATTATATGGCACCAACTTGATGCCGTTATTAGCACAACTATTCGCAGCAAGTCTGGGCATGATCGCCCTTATGGTAATATGCTACGGAATCGCAAAACTATGGTTACATTATTTTATCAACAAGTAAAGGAGAAACACAGATGGCAAAAACAAAACCAATTGGCTGGAAACCCGATGGAACTCATGTTAGCAAGGGAGCTTTAGCCCTTATTATCTGTCTCATCATAGGTGCATATTGCATAACCTCAGATGCACCCTTCGGTAGTCCTAAACATCCAGTAAAAAAAGAAGTAGTACAACCGAAAGTTACGGAGTAATATCATGGAATCTCCCATGTTAGTATTATTACTAGTATTAGCAGGAGTATTTGTATATCTAATATTTTCACCTAAGTCCATTATAGGTCCCTATCTCGACAAGTATTGCAAAGAGAAAAAAGAGAGATGGACAGGTGAAACTATTGGAGAATCTCCATTTAAACTACCATTCACTATACATGATGAGATAACACCCAAAAAGACTACAAAACGCAAGACTAAACGTAAGACGACTAAGACTAAAACCAAGAGGAGTAAAAAATGAGAATCTTACTATTAACACCATTTCTACTAGGTAACTCAGCTCCAGTTGGTGCATTAATACCACTACTGATAGGTGGAGTTATTGGTCTTGGTATCATCATTGGTATCATATATGGACTTATTAAGTGGTTAACATGAAGGATGGTGTATAGTGGACATCTATAAGTACATTCTCAGTTGGTGGTATTGTGAACAATACGACTATGTAAACAAGAGATGCAAGAAATGGATCGAGAAATGACACACAGACAAAGAAGATGTGAGGTAGGATTGCACAATTATACATTCCATAAGAACGCGACAACAAGAGATCAAACGAGGGAGCTGTTAATATGCAAGGAATGTGGTGATCTACTACTGCCATCTTCAATAGAACCACGACAACAATACATTCACGAGGAGAAATGAGATGTTAAACTCATTTGGTAAATGGTTTGTATGGATAATCATATTAGTAGCTCTTATAGTAACTCTAAGGGCGATTAGTGGTGTATAAGGTGTTATATAGTGTCATGTAGTGTCTATTTGTGTTGGAGAGGTGTTGGGTGGTATATGGAGTGGGACATAGAGAGAGTTTCACGAGGGGGACGCGAAGTTAAACAATTCTCTCCTTCCCAAAGTTACCAATGAAATTAATAGAGGGGCTCAGAGGTATGCAGTCGTTAGCAGATATAAAACAGAGACACATTGAGACTATCAGGATGAGCATGAATGATGTACTGAGTGAATATGCTCCTGATAAGACTCTGCAATTACGAGTTTCCTCTATATCACAGACACTCTCAGAGAACCCCAGTATATATCAGTTAACCTCTGAGGAACTTGATATTGTGTGTATGTGTATGAATGATAGTCTCAGTATATTAGATGAGACACGAGGAGAACTAGATGCAGAGGAACTCCTAGACTCACAGCAATACTCTGAGGATATTACAGAGATCCTCAGTCTATTACAGAGGAACTAACGAGTGTTTGGCTGCCAATGGATACTAAAAACTTCAGAGAAGCGGCCATCGTGACGCGACAGTATTTGGGGATATATTGAGGGGGACTTAGTGAGCTTACTGGCAACCTCCTTTTCCGATCCCCCTAAAAAATTTCCAGAAATCAAAAAACGGCTATGAAAAATTTCACCAAAAAAATTTTCCAGTCCAAAAGTTCAATCTCAAACTGGCTCCTAGTATTCCTGGCAATTACCCTATTCA